AATAATGGCAGACATAATAATGTGTAAAGGAGAGGGATGCGAGATAAGAGTAACCTGTTACAGATTTACTGCAATACCACACGAAAGACAAAGCTACTTTATGGAATTACCTGACACACAATTCCGTAATAGTGAATGTCTATACTATGTGAACAACAAAAAGTAAGATATGAAAGCAAATAAAAAACTTAAATAACTACGTTATACTTATATGTATAATACAGAAGAAATAAAACAAATGTCCTTAGATGCAATAGAAGAACACAATCTACTATTCATTGGGGATATATTTGCTTATGTACCATTTTCAAAAGCTACTTTCTACAATCACAAATTAGAAGAATTAGACGATATAAAAAGCGCACTACATAAAAACCGTTCAGATATGAAAGTGAAGATGCGTAAAAAGTGGTATGAGAGCGATAACGCCACACTACAAATAGGACTTATGAAGCTGATTAGTGATGATGAAGAAGCACACAGATTGAACGGCACTAAGCGAGAGATAAAGCACGACACGAAACAAAAGAGTTTTAAGGTAGAAGTGATTGACCACAATACAAGTAAATAAAGTATACAACCATCTAACCAACTCTAATAGAAAAATAACCTTAGAGATAGGCGGAACAAGAAGCGGTAAGACCTATAATATCTTGCTGTGGATTATCCTACACTATTGCCAACACCACGAGAACAAAACGATTACTATTTGCCGTAAGACGTTCCCTGCTGTTAGGGCTACTGTAATGAGGGACTTTATGGATATACTCAAACGTATGGACTTATACGATGAGCAACACCACAATAAGAGTAACCACGAATATAAGTTAGACAGCAACCTTATAGAGTTTATTAGTTTAGACCAACCACAAAAAGTAAGAGGGCGCAAAAGGGATTTACTATTTTGTAATGAAATGAATGAGTTGGACTTTGAGGACTGGCAGCAATTAGTATTTAGAACAACCGATAAGATTATAGGCGATTTAAACCCTTCTGATGAGTATCATTGGATATGGGAGAAGTTACAAGCAAGAGAGGACGTAGAAACATACCAGACTACTTATTTAGACAATCCTTTTTTAGATGAGAGTATAATAAGAGAGATAGAACTACTAAAAGAAACAGACGAAACCTATTGGAGAATATATGGGCTTGGAGAAAGGGCGATATCTAAAGCAACTATATTTAAGTACACAGAGATTGACAGCATACCTGACGATGCACAGCTTGTGGCTTATGGGATGGACTTTGGATTTAACGACCCTACAACATTTATTGCAACATACAAGAAAGACCACAACCTTTACTTTAAAGAGCTTCTATACAGGTCTAAAATGACAACAGAGGACATACACCAATATCTAAAAGGTGTTGAGGTAAACGGTATTACTTACGCTGATAGTGCAAGACCTGAAATAATAGAACAGCTAAGAAGATACGGACATAAAGTAATGAAGTCGTATAAAGGCAGCAATTCAGTATTAGCAGGAATAGACCTACTAAAAAGGTATAAGTTGCACGTAACAAAGGATAGCGAGAATATGATAAAAGAATTTAGAAGCTATAAGTGGAAGGAAGATAGAGCAGGTAGAATAACAAACGTACCCGTAGATATGTTTAACCACACACTTGATGCAGCAAGGTACTCCTGTTACTCTATATTAAGCAAACCTAACTTTGGTAAGTACTACATTCACTAATCATATGTGTTCCCAACACTAAAAAAAAAGTTATTTACAATTTGGTTAATAACTAAATAGTTGTATATTTGTACCAACAAAAACAAACATTATGAATAATTTTCAATTAGTATAGAAAACAAACAGGGAGAGATGAAAACACCAATGCAAGAGGTTTATGAGAACTTCAACAAGATGAGTGATGCAGATTTTAAGGCTTGGATGCTAAATACTGATTTACTTGATAAAGAGAAAGAGGTGATGGTTAACTTCGCCTACAAGTGTCGTAATCTAATGGCGGCAGATGAGTTTGCTATTAGCCATTGGTACGACAAAACCTTTAAAACAAAAAAGTAGGATTAATATTTCACTAAAAAATAACAATATGAAGTATTTTTTAATAGAAAAAGACGAAAAAGTTTCAATATTTGAAACAACAAAAGAAACACACCAAAGCTTAAAAGAACAAGGTATTAAAGTAGTAAATTTATTTGGTAGAAAAGACTATGCAAATATATGGTGTGACTTCTACAACCATAAAATAGACAGAGAAGAGTTAAGGTTAAAATTAAAATTGTAATTTACAAAACAAAAGAGAGATGAGACGTAAGATAGAAAACTTTATATTTGACTGCATCATTTACTTGGGTGCATTTGGTTTAACAACAGCTTTTGTATATTTGTGTGCATTAGCTGATAAATGGTTAGGATTATGAGCCATAAAAAAGAATTAAAAAACATATCATCACATTTAGATAAAATTACAAATAACGCAAATTATTATGAAGCAAATAAATTTCTCGTATAACTGGAACAATAAAATTGATTGCAAGGCTTTTACAACCTTAAGACTATCCAATAGGAATAAATATAAAATTGGTGAATTGTACCAGATTTATTTAAAAAAAACTTTTGTAAAAAACGGAATTATTGTTGACATCAAAGTTTTGTCTCTTAATGAGATTAATGATTATATTGCGTTTTTAGATACTGGTTACAATAGGGATGAATGCCTTACAATAATAAAGCGTATGTATAAGAATGTTGATTTTTCAAAGACAAAACTTGATTTTATATTAATTAAAGAAGAGTAATTATTACAATGATTTTGAAGCAGCTCAAAAAAAAGGGTATAAATTATGATAGTAGAAGTAGGAAACAAACACTTTAGAATTAACGGAGAATTAGAAATAGTACAAGAGGTTTACTGGAATGAAACATTTGAGTATTGGACACCTGTGCTATGGGAACAAGAAATGAAGATATGAAACTACACAGATTAAGGACAGGGGTAATAATTACCCACATACAAACAGACATAGGAACAAGTGTAAAAGCAAGACATCCTAAAGATAGAGATTATATAGTATGGGATTTACTATACAGAACACAACAATTTTATAGAGGGCTTTTATAGCCCTTTTTTTTGTTTCTAAAAACTTCGTATATATACGTTATATTTATATGAAGTATGAACTAAACGTACCCACAAATCTAAACGACATTACATTAGGGCAATATCAGCAGTATATTAAACTTCCTGAAGGACTGACTGAAAACCAAATAGCCCTAAAGATGATTACTATATTTTGCAATGTACCCAATAAGATTGCAAGGAACATTAAAGCATCTGACATACAAACGATAGTTACAAAGCTATCTAAGATGTTTAACGAAACACCATCACTAACAAGACGTTTTAAAATAGGCGATATAGAGTATGGGTTTATACCTAATCTTGATGATATGAGTTTCGGAGAGTACATAGACCTTGATACTTACTTAGGCGATTGGGATAACATAGAACGTGCAATGGCGGTGCTTTACAGACCGATTAAAGGCAAATATGATACTTTGTATAACATAGAAGAATACGAGGTAAAAGACGCAACCGTATATAAGAATATGCCCTTAGATGCTGTACTTGGTTCTATTGTTTTTTTTTACAATTTAGGGAGCGAATTATGTCAAGTTACGATGGACTATTTACACAGTCCTCAGGGCTTACAGCAGAGAGCAACTTTGGAGCAAAGTGGGGATGGTATCAATCAATATACGGACTGGCTAACGGAGATATTACAAGATTTGAAGATATCACTAAATTAGGTGTACACGAATGTTTGTATGCGTTGGAGTTTATGAAAGAGAAAAACGAGTTAGAAGCAAAAAGAATAAAGAATGGCTAATATAGCAGCAAGAGGTTTTTACCTTGTATTGGATAAGATTAAGGATGAGTTACTAAGTAACAATAGTGTTAATACAGTAACAACAGGGGATTTATTTGACATAGATTTAAACAAACAAAATATGTTCCCACTTACGCACATCATTATCAACAATGTAGGTATGCAAGAGCAAGTGTTAAATTTTCAAGTATCTATATTGGCTATGGATATTGTCGATACATCAAAGACAAAGACAGCGGATGTACTTATAGGGAACGACAACGAGCAAGACATACTAAACACTCAATTAAGCGTAATAAACAAACTAATAGGCGCACTAAGACAAGGCACACTACATTTTGACAAATTCCAATTAGTAGGAGACCCTACTTGTGAACCTTTTTATGATAGGTTTGAAAACGAATTAGCAGGGTGGAGCTGTGATTTAAGTATAATAATACCAAACGACCAAAACTTGTGCTAAATAACACAGAGGACATATTAGAGCAGTTTGCTAAGAGGGTAATACAGCAATCACGTACACGTCTAACTAAGGGCAAGATGAACGTAGATAAGAAGCTGTACAATAGCCTTAAATACGATTTAAAAGTATATCCCACTGCATTTATGCTTCAATTCCTTATGGAAGATTATGGAGCGTTTGTAGATGAGGGTGTAAAGGGTACAAAGTCAAGTGCTAAAGCACCTAACAGTAAATTCAGATACAAAGAGAGCAGCAACTTAGTAGGGTTGGAAGCTGCAACTGGTGTGTTTGGTAAGTGGGCTAAAAAGAAAGGTTTTAGATTAAGAGACCCTAAAGGCAAATTTGCAAAAGGCACATATAAGCGTATGGGGTTTATATTGGCACAGTCCATAAAAAAGAAGGGTATTAAAGCGACACATTTTTTTAGTAGAAGTTTTGAACAGACATACGCCAAACTACCAAACGAATTAATAGAAGCATATAAATTAGATTTAGAAGAATTTTTAACATCAACAACAAGTGGCAACTAAAATTAACGTAAGAAGTCCGTTTTATATAAAGGTTAGCAATGCAAGTTTGGCATCAGCTACAATGGAACTTTATATATACACAGGTACATTCACAACGGACAAGGGAACAGCAAAATACACAATAACTAAAAATGAGATAAGCACTAATAACTATGTTGTGTTTGAGATTGCAGAACTTGTAAGAGATTATTTAGACATAGAATTTAATGGAGAGTACGATAGTCAGACCGTATGGGTTGAAGCAGACGTAGAACTATTTAACAGCGTAGGCACAAGTTTAGGCACAAGCAATACGGACTATATTGCCTTTGATGGTTATGGTTATTTTGAGGATGGTATTAATCCCGAACTAAGCAGAACGTACTTACAA